CTAGTAAGTCTGCATAACGAGATGGGAAAATGGGTTCCCCATAACATTCTACAATTGTGTAACCATATTCTGTGTATGTAAGTCCATAGACAGTCAGGTCAGGTCTTAGAACATGTACAGCCGTGGCGTACTTAATGGCTTGTTCCTTAACCTTGGCATTATGGGATCCTCCTCTCCCTCGCACACGTTTGCACTCAATGACTAGTGCCACTTCAGCGTCCATGTACAAGAGATCGATTTCACCCAACGAGAGCAAGCCTAGGGGCTGCTCCCGGAGGACGGGTTCACCTAGCATGTCTACTACCCGCTGCACTAGAGTTTCCTCATTGGCAACACGCGTGACTTGCTCTGGTGGTGTTGTAATAGTTGAGATGGTTGAGATTGTGTCGCAATTGAGGAATGGTCTATCAAAATCCTCTACGTCACTAGTTACGGTACTATATTCTAAATTTACAGAAGTTTCTAATTTACATTTAATTTTCATTTCATATTCTAATACACATTTAATAACATTTATCTTCTTTCTGCGTGCTGTGGTAGCACTATTTTCACCAAATTTTCCGATAAGCGACTTAAGCTTGTTTTCTTGTACAGCTAGTGCCGCGGTTAATGCTCCAACTCGTGTTGTTACTTGGGTTGAGTTATAAGCACGATTGATCGCGTTCAAAATGACCCTTTGGGTCTTACTCTCCTCATAAGCGCTGACACTCAAGAGTTCTGAGTGTGTGAATGGGATCTTCTCAATTGATCCGGATTGTGGTGTATATACAATTTCTTGTGATTGTGGTTGGTACTTGGCCTTCCACTTCTGCACTCTTTCATGATATCCAACGTCGAATTCAGGACTAGTTATGCCTGCCTTCTGTGCGATCTTAGAAACTTGTTTGCGACGCTCTTCAAAGTGCTTTTCTCCATAGTAAAACCATTCTCGTAAGGCGCCTTCCAAATTTTGTCGGGCTACTTCTTGAGGGCTTACGGCTTTGGACTCCAAAACAGCATGTAGTGATTTGAAAATACTGTTTTCATCTAACTGACCGACCATAACGTCCAAGTCGGGGTTATACGCGTCTTTCCTCTTAAGGAAGTCTGCGTCAAAGCGATTCATGAATGCGACTGGTTCTGACTCCTTATCGGGCATGGTAAACTTCATATCGTTGGCTTCTAAGAACTTGGCCATCGAAATGTGGTTGAAGTCGTCATATCCTTCTCGGACCGATCCTTTAGCATCATCACCATAGGTAG